AGGTGCAAAGCCGCCATTTATGTTCATCTTAGCGGCCCATTTACCGAATCTTTCTGTGCGACATGTCGAATTGCTGACGCTCTGGAGCAGCTTGTAGAGATTGCAGACGACGCAACCCAGTTTTGGGGTGACCGCGCATGATTGTTGGTGAATTTCATTGCCAAATGTGCTACGAATGGAGGCTTTTGAAGGACTTTGCATTTTCATTTGATGTTGATGGTGTCGATCATGGCGTTTGCGGATGGTGTGCGGGGTGTTACGATTGAAATACACATGCCAAACATGTCTTCGATGTCTTTGGGCCACTCAAGGCGGGACTGTAACGCGTATGAAAGTTCCTAAATGCGCTCGATGTTGTCGCCTTGAACGCGAATCAAAGCATAATTTGATGAACATTGAGTCCAAGCACGGCGGCGACGCCGATGATCATAGTCTTGACAGCTCTTAACATGCCTTTGACTTCAAGAAGAGTCTGCTCCAGGAGAACCAACCTTTGTTCGAGGTTGTCAATTCGCTTATCTTGGAGCTCATCAATCATCCTGGACCACCACATTGTAAGCAGCTATGGCAAAGTCAAGGCCCAAAGCAACCGCGAACACAACATCACCAAACGGTAGAGGTCCGTCTGCAAGGATCAGAGGCGCAGCAGCTCTTGAAAATCTAGCTCCTTTTCTCGCTGCATTGGCAACGTCTAAAACAAAATCAACAATTCCATCATCATCGTTTTGCTTTAGGCTTTTGATTTGTTCACGATCAGCCTTCGACAATTCTCCTGCTTCAGAAAGAGCTGCAATTGTTTCACCATACAAACCAGCTAGACGACCATCCACCCATCTTGATTTGTAGCTTTCCAAATTTTCCATGAGTTCCATGGAGTAATTTGTACCTGGTAACAACACTTGGTCACCTCAAACTGATCGATTGTTCAAGATGTTTGAGTAATATGTTGCCGTTTCGGTTGCCGTAAGCTTTCGTTGAGTACCAACGATGTTGAGCTGGAATGGTGTGAATTTGCATTGAACCTTTGATTGAAGGAATGTATATTCATCAGCTGGAGCATCGGTAGGACCTCCTCCATCTAATTGTTGGCTTAATCTGAAGGCAGGGTACACACTACATACGCGTATGATGGTGAGACCTGGTCCTACGATCATATCGGGATATCCCCCAATAGTCCTAGAGTTGAGGCGGTAATTACCAACAAATCGCGTAGGAGCTTGACTAGCATCACCTATGAGTCCAGCTTGAGAGCCCATCTGATCAGGCGACACAAAATTTTGGGAAGGATCTTGAACATAGGTTCGGTTTTCACGGTATAGGACTTCAAAGGGGAGTCCAGCTTGTTTTTCACCTGTCGTCGCATTTGTGACACCATCAAAACCTAGTTTTCTAAACTCAGAAGGTTCGATATATTGTGATGTCTCTAGGTTCAAGTCGCCCAAGACAACCAAAATGGTCTCGTAGATATTACCTGGTGGCATGTTGTAGGTGATTTCGGGATAGGGTAGTTCATCGAGGCGTTGAATATTGATTGTTACATCGTCTAGTCCCGATTTTTCTTCTACTAGGTCACGAAGATCGATATAATCGTAGGTGGCAAAATGAATGAAGTTTTGAAGCGGATTTGCTGCTCCAGTTGGTACATAGAAGACATCATTATGTCGATCGACGCCAAAAGGTCCACTCTTTTCAAATACGACGCTGGCTGAAATAGGCGTTCCAGTGTTCGGACTGACTACGCCCGAATCATAGTTAACTGCCCCAAATTGGGTTTGAATCATACGAGGTCGTGACATTACTTTCTCCTCCGACTATGTGCGCGCCATTCCTTGCCTATTCTGGTCATTACGACTGGAGCTTGTAGCTTACGGTTTTTACCGCGTCCAGCGTATGCACCACGCAACGATGTCTTATTGCGTTTGACATAATTGAACGCACGCTTGACATACGAGGTATAAGCCTCACGTGGTTTGGGCTTTGGGAATGCCAAGTTAAACGCCTCCTCAATTACTCAAGGAGTTTGTAAGTGCAAGGCTCATGTAGTCAGCAGCTGAGAGTTTGGCAATTTTGCCCGTGATCCGAATATACAAATTGACATCGCTAGCTCCGCCAACACGATCAGCTCGTACTTGGAGTTGACCACCTGGTACATATCGAAGTTCCTTTACATCTCCTAGAGATAGTGACTCTTCACCGTAGCCAGTAGTGGCGTCTTGAAAGGTCAAGTAGAGAGAGTCATAGGAAGCGTGTGAAATGAAGCCCCCTGCTAGGTCCTCAAGTGCTAGTTGTGCCATGAACTCAGAGGTTGAAGGAGTGGTTTCAGTAGCATCAATCCCAATGTGGACCTCTTCGATACCGAAAGCTTCCATCTCTGCCACATTGACAAATGTATTGAGATCGATAGTCTGTGTGTTTCCTGCTGCATTTGCGACAATAGTCTCAAATATTTCAAAGTCCTTCGTTTTAGCGGCTGCCATGCTATACGGGAGCCTGAGGCGGTGTATAAACTAAACCGTTGTTCTAGTTCGATAACAGAACTGCACCTAATCTTCTTTACCAAAAGCAGCGCCATCGGTATTAACCCACACCACCCTCCCCTATTCCAACAAGCCATTGGATATAGGGCTTGGCACAAAACATTCTCTTTCCTGCTTGCTTGCCTGACAGTTTTAATACTAGAAACTGGTGGGTTAGCACATGCCACGCATCAAAAAGGAGGCAAGTCTTGACCTGGAGACTTGGAAAATTGCACAGGAGATTGAGAATTACAGTGATTGGACGCGTCAATGCCTCCATGCTTACGCCAGTGGCTCTGATTTCGTCACAGAAGGCCGCCTTCGACTTCGATGGGTGGGCGTTGCCCGACAATTAGCGCAGCTTGTTCTTGACTACGCTGCAACAATTGACCCCGATCACGGTCAAACCATTGACACTCTGATCGCTACGGCGATGCAACAAACACGCGTGGAGGAGTTTGAATGAGCGATTCCCAACATTTGGTGTTCGAAACCGACGGAACGCGGTATGATTTGGTATTAGTTGATGATCCGTACGGTGGAATTCTTGTCGTTTGGCCTCAGGGAAAGCAATTTTGGCGTTATCATTCTGCTGATCGACTCAAACCATTGAATTCGATGTGTAATGATTATGATACACGAAACATTTTTGCATATTTGGAAACGGGGGAATACAGATGTTGAATCCAGAACGTTACCATGACGAGTGCGCTAGGTGCAAAGCCGCCATTTATGTTCATCTTAGCGGCCCATTTACCGAATCTTTCTGTGCGACATGTCGAATTGCTGACGCTCTGGAGCAGCTTGTAGAGATTGCAGACGACGCAACCCAGTTTTGGGGTGACCGCGCATGATTG